TCATAAACTATATTCCACAACAATATTTTTCTCGATTATTGTCATTCCATTCAAATCCTCTTTCAACAAATTCTTTGTTTCTATTTTTCTGGGTTGATAGACAACCCCGGCTATTTTTAAGATTTCATAAAAAGATAGCTCAAGTTCGTGTCCTTCTGTTTGTAGATCTCCATTCATAGAGTGTCCTTGAAAAAGTTTAGGTTGTGTCTCTAGTAAAATACGCAAATGTTTTTTAGCAATTTCAAATTTACATTTAGTAGAAATATTCTTGGAAGATGTGGTTTTCCAGAAGTATTTGCCTTTTATTTCAACAGCCCATCTATCGCCATGTGATTTGTCCGCTTTAATATACCACATAAATGTTGGTATATCTTCTGCTTTTATGTTGATATTATTTGGCAAAACGACGTTCCTTGTACGTTTTGTTTGATTTTTGTTTTGCGCACTTTGTGTCACAAGTGTCAGGTTCTCACGTCTGTTGTCTGTTTTTATACGATTAATGTGCTCAACATACAATTTTCCATCAAAAACAAAATCCATGACTAAATGATGCAAGTAAGCAGGCTTTTCTTTTAGCCTGCATGAAATATATCCCACTTTAGTGTTGTAAAATGTCTTTTGCGGTAACGTTATATCAGCATCTATCACATAAATACTGTCATCCTTGCATTTGCACACTTTGTATTCTTTATTTTTATATTGTACAAGTCTATACTCGTTTAACATTTTAATAATTTTATATTTTAATCGATAAAAAGATATAAAAGTATTTTTTATTGTGTTTTTCATTTTTAAATAAATTAATTTGAGTAAGCACGTTCCTGAAACTTTAAAAGTTTACAGGGTTGGTACGAGACCAACACACCCCACCTTTCGGTGTATTTAAAGGGACTAGACTATATCTTAAGAAAATCTATGATTTTCCCACTAACATTTAGTCGTTGAACGCTCATCTTTTACAGATGCTCGCTGCGGATTGCCCATCAGGTCAAGACATGAATGTCTGTCCAATTCGTAACATTATTACCTTTGGGTTCGGCTATTAACCGAGTTCCTTTTAAACATTTCTATCTAAAAGTGGTAGTCACGACTAGCACACACATTGCATTACAATGTTGTTGCACTGGAAGCAATGCTTCCTAAGGGGTTTCCCGCAATTTGAAAGTGTCGCAAATTGTATCTTACAATTCACTAGCAAACCTCTTTTGTTGGTTTACTTTTAGGCCCATTTAATTACTATATAATAGGCCGCCCCGCGGCATCTTCTTTGTTTCCAAAGAAGGCGGACTATATCTTAAGAAAATCTATGATTTCCCCAACTCCATTTAGTCTCTGAACCTTTGTCTAATAATATGTACTAAACACTTGGCTGCAGATTGTCCATCCGGACAAGACATGAATGTCTGTCCAATCCTTGACGTTGTTACCATTGGGTTCGGCAATTAACCGAGTTCTTTTTACATCTTGCGATATAAAAATGGTAGTCAAGGCTCTAAGGAATTTTCCGCAATTTGAAGTTGTCGCAGAATCAAACGATTCTACTAGTCAGTTATATAACAGTTAAAATAGTTAACTGTCCTTGAATTTCTACCGTTTTCCTTACTAAGTATATCAAGGAACTTAGCAAGCAGCTGACTCTTTGGCACAGGTGATATAATATCTTTATGCCAGCCATTATTCTTAGGACATTGTAGTTAACTGCGTAAACTCGAAGTTTGAAGGCAGTAGAAGATGTATTGGTCGTAAGAAGAAGAGTGGCGTTGTCAATTCGAGACATGTTGACCGTCCCGCTAGGTTGATGCTGCTCAGGGTTGAGAGCAAAGGAATATACATAAATACCAGTTGAAGGAATGTTGGTATGATGTTGATATGGTTGAACGAGATTGAAGTAATCTCCAGCTCGTGCGGAGAAACGGTCGTGTCCGTTGAGTTGCAACTTGGCAGTAGCAACTGTTTGTTGAGCACTAGCACTGTAATCAACAGTAAAGTCAGACCATTCCTTGGCTGATTCATTAGTTGTAGTATGTAACACCCAAACAAGTTCCTTGCAAGGATGGTTGAGAGCCAATTTAGACTTGACTGAGGAGTTAGAGAATGACTCTGCTCCAGTGAACTGCAATTGTTCAATAAGGTACTCGTGTTGGACCTGAGAGAACTGTCGTCGCTCATCAGTGTCGAGATAAATGTAATCGACAAATAGAGATGCATTGCTTAGTGAAGGACTAGCAGTAGCATCGCTAACAATGTAACAGTCAGATGCAGCTTTGAATGTGATGTTGAATTTCACTTCATGATATTGAAGTGCGATAAGTGGTACGTAATTGCTGGCTAGAAGCCAGCATACCCTACCTTTCGGTAAATTTTGAGCCATAAGACTCGGGACTAGACTATATCTTAAGGAAGTCATATGACGCCCCCAAGTCCATTTAGTCGTTGAACCTTCTGCATACGCTATAGCGCTTAGCAACTTGGCTGCGGATTGCCCATTGTAGTATCCGAGAGATTATTACCTACTGAGTTTGTTTCTCAGCCAATTCAAACTTTCGTTTAAACCTTGGTACTCCTCTAAATTTAATTTTTTAAGCTGTATGAACCTATGTGCTGAAATGAATGTGTTGAAAAAATCATGCAATCGTAGTTTGTTGTTTTTCTCAAAGTTATCCGTAGAAGGACGTAAATTTTTCCAGTTGAATGCAACTTGTTGCTCCTTAACGTTTGTTAAGTCAAACAATGATAAAGGCAAAACATGATCTAACGTCCACTTTGAACCATAGTTGTCAAAAGTCATATTTTCATCAAACTGAAAAAATAGCCACTCCTTTAGTTGTGCTAATGTACAACCTAGATAATGAATGCTTGAATGCCTTTTGTTTTTCATCGTTTTCCAAATAGCATGCCGATGAGCGCGGATAAGTCGTAGATCTACATCTACTTGGCAGCGTTTTCTTCGAACACTATTGTAAATACTTTCGTAATACTCTTGCATATACTTGCGCTTGCATTCGTTGCATTCTAACCGATAGCCATGTGATGTGTCACTCCTCGTAGTGAACTCACTTAAAGGCTTTGGTGGACTATCTATTGGACATTTTACGCATTTCTTTTTGCCATCAACTATTTCTTGTAAGGGTCGTTTTACCCTAGTTCCATTAATGATATCTTTTTTATACGATTGCACATATTTTGTTCTGCATACTTTGCATGTTTTTCTTTTCTTCTTAGTATCAGCTCTTGTTTCAAATTCTGTATCAGCTTTTTGTTCATTGCACTTGATGCAAATCATGTTTCTAACAAATTTTGAATGTAATTAAATTCAGTTTTTACGGCTTTAGGGGTTCCCCGCAATTTGAACTTGTCGCAAGTTCTTTTAAGTAACTTACTAGCAAACTTCTTTTACAAGTTTACTTTTATGCCCTACTATTTAGGCGAGACCAGGGTTTCTGCAAAACCAAAATTGAAGAGGAATGTACAGAGTAGCTCCTGCTTTTTCAACACCGGCATTTGTAGCACCGGTGAGAGCAGATACATTTCCAATCATGGAATTGTAACCATCTGCTTTTTCGGACGTTTGAGTTAATTCGTTCCAGATCGTGAGCCACTCCCCATAATGTTTATCGATCGTTTGCCCACCGATTTCGATGGAAACCTCGTCAATAAGAACATGACCAAGATTGTCCACCCATTTAAAAGTACCAGTTCCACCAGCAGCACCATCCGTTGCCGTAACAGATGGAATGTCTACTTGTAGGTAAACCTTGTGAATCAGGTCACCATTGCGAGAAACTGTACATGAAACTTTGCGTCCAAAGTCCGCCGTTCCATTAACGCTCCAATCAAAATGATTGGATTATATACCCCACCTTTCGGTGTATTTAGAGTCATATGACTCGGGGCTAGACTATATCTTAAGGGAGTCTGCAGTTTCACAAACTCCCCCACTGCCGTTTAGTCGTTGAACACAACTCTTGGATTTTATCTCATTTAGATAGCTCTCAGCTAATGTATACAACTCTTTTGTTGATAACTTCTTCGATACAAAATATTTGGGCTTGCTGTCTGGGTATTTAACACAATATCCATTGTTATATTTTTGAATATATACTTGTTTACTTAAGTTTTTGTGTACTACCAATGGTTCTTTCAAACTATCAAGTTTTTGAACATACTCAATAGCTCTATTGAGGTTATATTCCATAGGTTGTGTTTTGCACAAGAACCGTTTTTCTGGTCCCATTGGATGATTACACACTCTGTACCCGTTGTTCATTTTCAACACGTACATTGGAAGGTCTGGATTTTTTGTAGATGATAATTTTTCTCTTGTTTCTTTTGATACCTTTCTTCCTTGCAATGATGTACTAATTAACTTTTTAGTTTCTTCGTTGTGTCTTCCACTTTTCCCACCAAACTTGATGTTCATTCCATTTGGAACCAAAGTGTTATGTTGTTGTATATACTCTTTTTCTTTTATATCAAGCTCTTCGTTGTTACATTCTTCTAAGACTATTATTGAAAAATTTTTATTTCCATACTTTCTAATTGCTTTGTTTAAAACTCGACAATTATCTTTGTATTTTCTATGAGCAGAATCGATATGCTGTTTCCATCTCTTATCAATAGGCTGTATTGTTTGACCAACATAATGCTTGCCAGATGGACTTGTTATCATATATATAACACCCATTGACGTTTAGAGAAAATATTTCTTTTAAATGTTCATTTTTTTTATGAGATAAATTATTTAGAGCTTTGCTGCTGATTGCCCAATCCTTTAGATTATCACCTCCAAGTTTTTTTCTCGGCCAGATTTACCTTTCGATAAATCCTTGGTACTAAAGGCTAGCACAAATCACTGTGTGATGTTGCACTGGAAGCAACGCTTCCTAAGGGTGTTTCAGCATTTTGACAGTGTTGCAAATTACACATGTAATTTACTAGTAGCAGTACATTTATTCTTCAACGGATAAAAACAGCAGGGAGGCTACGGCTACGTCGAAGAATTGAGGAGTACTTACAGATTTCATTATAACAATCCTCTTTGCTATAAACTGGCTACTTTTCAACCCTTAACAGAAAAGGTTTGTTCAATTGATTCAATTGAAAAGTTGGTGTGTCGTCTGTATACGACCTTGAAAACGCTTACACCTACACCTTTTGATGCAGGGCTAGACTATATCTTAAGGAAATCTTAGATTTCCCCACTATTATTTAGTCGTTGAACCTCTTGCATTACAATACTAAATATTGCAATAAGCAATTTGGCTGCGGATTGTCCATTAGGACAATCTTGTTTTGTAGACAAAACTGTCCAATCTCTAACATTATTACCATTGGGGACGGGAATTACCCGTGTTCCTGTTCTACATTTCTATAAAACAGTGGTAGTTAGAGCTGTTAGGAATTTCCCGCAATTTAACAGTGTCGCAAATTGGTTAACCAATTTACTAGCAGTTGCAGTTTTTATTGAGGACTGCTTACAGTTTTCCCACAACAATATCCTCATAGTTGTGGCTGACTACTTTTCAACACATTTTTATGTTATTTGTGGATTACCAGTGCATAATCCTTCACTCTAGTTTCCTAGAGTGGCCGACTATATCTTGAGCCTTCGTGAGAAGACCAGTTCCCGTTTAGTCTGTGAACTTCATCCATGTGTCCCGTGAGACATTTATGACTTTGCTGCGTGCTTGTCCATTTTGGAATATAATTCCGCATCTGTCAGATTTTTACCATACCCAAGTTTAGTCTTGGCCAGCAAGTATTTTCATACTAACTTTGGTACTGCTTCATAACTTTTTAAAAATTTATCTACTGTTTCTTTATGTTGGCATATAATTTCAGTGTCAATTTTGTCATTTTTTGTCTCATTCAAGTTTTTATACAAAGGCCTGGTATTTTTCCAATTGAAACAACAAACTTGTTGGTGGATGTCCGACAAATCAAAACTGGAGCACGGCCTGACATGATCTATATTCCATATTGTACCATAGTTGTCCCATGTCATATCAGCTGTGAATTGGTATTCCATCCATTTCATATAAAAATCTAATTTACATCCAAGTAAATCTAGACTTTTTCCATGTTTCGTTTGTCCTTTCAACACCTTTCGAATTCTTGTTCTGAGAACCTTCTTTATTCTAAAAGTTTCGTCCATACGGTATCTTGTGTTATCACGTTCTCTTACTTCTTCAAGTCTTTCAGTGTCATATGCCTTTTTCTTCTCAAAACCTCCGTTTTGATACCAATTTTGGTTGAAATGGTGAACTTTGTCTTTGTTTTTGAGTCTCCACTCTCGCATGTATTTTGCACGGCATTGCTTGCAATAGGGACTTGATTGGATTATTTCATTTGATGGGATATTGTGATGACACGTAGGACATACTTTCATCTTAATTATAGTAGATAACATTTTATTTTCAATTTATGAATTTTACAGCTTTAGGACGTCGCCGCAATTTGAGAACTTTGCAAACCTACATTTAAGTAGCTTTACTAGCACTTGTGGATTTATCATACTCCACAAACTGTTTTATCCTGCTTTATGTATGTTTTAACAGGCAGAGTGCTTTTCTACCCCACTGGATTTGTTAGAGGTAAATATCTTGCTTAATCATATATATTTCTATATATGCCAGAGTACATCTTAAGAGAGTTCACGAACTCTCCAACTTCCGTCTACTCGTTGAACCGTTTGCTTTAAAAGCAAGTTGGCTGCGGATTGTCCATTAGGACAATCTTGTTTTGTATACAAAACTGTCCAATTCTTAACGTTATTACCATTGGGCGAAGCGCAACTCTTACAAGTCGTGCAACGGCGATTTAAGTCGCAAACGGCTATTAACCATGTTCCTTTAAACTATTTCTATTTTAAAGTGGTAGTTAAGACTAGCACAAATCACTTATGTGATTTTGCACTGGAAGCAATGCTTCCTAAGGAGGTTCCCGCAATTTGAAAGTTTCGCGCGTTGCTTCAACAACGTACTAGCAAGCACTTTTCATACTTACTTTTTGTGCCCAAGATTGTCCCTAAGCACCATATGCTACTAATTGCATGAGTCCGCCTCCCATTGTTTATTGTTTTTATACAGTACTTAAAGAAAAAAAATTTTTGTAATTGAACTTGAAATTAATCTGAAAAATACTAATTTCACGTCTTTGACTATTTCAACCCACTATTCACTGTACATCCGTCAATAAACTATAAACGAAGTGGTCAATGTTGTATTTTCCAAACAATTTAGCTGTTAATATTAATAAATTGTATTGGAACCTTGCAACATCCATTTCCGTCATACTTTTCTTGTCAATACTAACATAACTTCTTTTGTTTGAAAAATAAAAATGAAGGGAAACGTCAGATGCGTACTCAATTAAACCCTCTGCTACATATTCTCCATCAAACCATTTTCTATCACAATATAATATCGAACTTGTTATAATTCTTTCATTGTCGTCTTTTCTCGCCAAACATTCGTCTTTATTATGTTTTACAAACTCTACAATTTCTATAAAACACTCTTCTGCACTTTTCATTTTAATTTCTAATATAAAAAATAATAATAACAATCAATAATGAACTACATTATTTTTTTTGCAACTTTTACAGTTTTTTTATGCGAAGCTATATTTCATTATAACATTGGAAAACACGGATCAATATCTGTTTCTACTTTGTCTTTTCCACCATTCAAAGAATTCGTAGATATTGTTATTGTTCTTGCCATTTTTAGTTTTATAGACGAATTTGTAATTTCTTATTTGCACAAGTACTATGATATTACACCATACTAAATATTCTATCAAAAAATATGTTATACCTTTGAACACATTCTCCACTTCTCATAACATCCCATGGACTTTGATAAGTATCATTTGCAAATACTCTAATTTCATAACCAAATGAACGAGTATATTCCCTTAATAACATGAATTGTTGCTCAGATATTTGCCAAAAATGCTCAATTCCAAATAAAATTTGAATGCCTCTGTGTGTAATTAAACACAATATATCAAATATAAAACTCTCTATACCCTGTTCCATTGCAATGTCTGCTGTTAACTCTTCAAGCTGCAATTGTATGCTATTACATGGTCCTGGTGGTTTCGTAAAAATATTCATAGCAATCTCTTCTATATTGTCTTCCATGATTTCTAACTACATTTGGATAAATTATTTTTTTCTTTTTAACCAATCTAAAAATCCCTCCTCTACACTCATGTTTAACAAAACTGAACTTAATCTATTTATTTTTTCCCATGATTCACTTTCCAAATTACTATCAATTGGACTACTTACTATGTGTTGTTTCAAATTATCACCATATAATTCAATATTTGCTGCTTCTATTAAATCTTCATGTATTTTTTCACTAGAAACATTCATAACCGGTGTTTGATATCTATAAATGTAATCTTTAACTTCTCTTGCACTTAATCTTTCTAAAGGATTAATTTTTAATATCATCTTCAATAACCTCTTTAGTATTGGTTCTATAACTTTATTCATATCAATTTTTCTATCAATATACTCTTGCGGATTTCTTCGAAAAAAACAATCTAAATCCTTTATACTTTTCACAATAGGAAATGGCAGTGAATTTGTAATTAACTCATATATACATATACCAAAACTCCATATATCCACTTTTGTATTATAAAACAAAACATTGGTTTCGTTTTTTTCACTTTGATATTTTGTAAAATTTTCCAACAAATTCATGTTTAATATCAACTCTGGCGCCATATAATAAGGTGTTCCACATAATTTAAAGTACTTTTTACATAACGAATCCTCACTTTTTTCAACTGCAGTCAAATCAAAACATGCAAATCCAAAATCTGATATTTTGAAACATGTATGTACATTGTTTGTTGTTTTTAATAAAATATTTTGCAATTTTATATCACGATGTATTATATGCTTTTCATGTATATACACGAATCCTTCAATTATTTGTTTTATAAAATTGTAAACAAAACCATTTGTAAATCCACCTAGAATATTTCTTGATATACAACTTGATGTTTTCAACAAATTGTACACATCTCCATCATTACAATATTCCATACATAAATAGTATATTCCATCTTTATCATTACTATTGTAAAATTTAACAATATTTTTATGGTTTATTATCTTCATAATATCTACTTCCGACTCTATTAAATCTCTTAATCTATTGTAATAATACTCGTTTTCACTGTTATCTATCGGAATTGTATACTCTTTTCTAGAATAAGGTGTTATGTTTGGATTGAATGGCGAATCATTTTTCTTGCTTTGAACTATTTTCGGCACATTAATCTCACGATATCTTTTTACCAACACATTTATATTTATCTCCTTGATTATGTAATGTACTTCACGCACATCATCCGTTATAAATATAAGTTGTTGTGATGTTTCGGCATCATTGTCTATACAATTTTTTTTACATAAATACACTTTTGAAAATGAACCACTTCCTATCTGCTTGACAATATCAATGTTTTCAATTTCATATTTCATTGTACTCTACCATCACTATTTATATTTTTTTTACTTAAATTTTCAAAATATTTTTCTGTGGCCTCATATCCTAATTTCATCAGCTCTTCCTTTTCTTTTTTACTTATTTGAAAGTTCATGCTATTTGACACATTTGTATAAATATATATTGTTTTCATTTGTAGATTTTCTTCAAGTCTTGTTTTTTCTCGTTGATATATTGATGTCGCTACTAAATTTGACACAAATCCTTCAAAACTTTCTATAGCCCTCTTCCCTGGACATTCATACGACATTAATCTAAACCCTAACACCGTCTCTACATCATCAATCACATACTCTATTGGATAACTGTTTAGAACTCCCCCATCTACATACACCTGTCCATTATATCTTTCTGCTGTAAATATAAATGGTATGCTTATCGATAATCTAATACCCCTTGTGACTTTCATTTTTGGGTCACTCTCCCAATTAAACATCGTATACTTATAAGTCTCTAGATTTGTAGCCACAACTTGGAAATCTACTCCTGTTTTATCATACATTTCTTTAAATGTAATATTCTTTGAAAACCCCTTCTTTATCATTAATGTTTCAATCCATGATACAATATTTTTCCCCGAATCCAAACCATATCCTGTAAAAAAGTTTTTTATTCTAATATCTTTCAACTCTGAAAAGTTTTTATCTAAAAGTTCTTCTTTGATCTCCTCAATATTATATCCAAGTATATATATCAACCCAAAAATACATCCAACTGACACACAACATAATTTTTGTATGTTTAATGTTATTTCTTTCTTCATATGCAACTCTTGCAACTTTTCAAACACTCCACAATATGATAATCCCTTTATTCCACCACCAGATATACATAATGTTTTCACTTCTGCCATTTACTATTAAAATACAAAATATTTATCCAAATCTAATATTTTTAAGCAAATGTGTAATGAAAGTTTAAATAATATCCATAAATTTCTTATTAGAACATTCTTGTAAAGGATATCGTCTCTCCGTAAAAACATTATCATTCATATATAAGACAAAATCATAATTACTTGACTCTAAATTCGTTTTGTACTTATGCTTTACAAATTCAAAGAAATAATATAACAAACTTTGCTCATCATTTTTGTCATAATGATATACAAATTCTCTCAAAGTATGTGTTAAATCCAAAGCATAGTCATTGTCATCCATTATACTACAATGCAAAAATTTGTTACGCCAATCCAAATTTGCTTTAACATGCTTATATATATCTTTTTTCCTAATTTTTTGTTTTGGATGTACAATACTGATATAATACACTTTTTTGTCAATTGTCGTTTTATATCTGTTTACCAGTACATTTTTGTTAAGTCTTATAGTCTCATGTAGATGAATTGAGTTTTTGCTCAATCCCAACTTGTCATAAATGTACAAGTACACTTGTAATCCTTTTGATAAAATGTATATTCCAATGTATATTAGTTGACTTAAGTACTTAAACCCTAAAGTTATCAAAAATAGAGTGATTATTACTGTAAACATTGATTTAAAGATGATTGAAAAGTTATCTTTAAATGAATTTTTTAGATTGCGCACCCACGAATCAACTATTATTTGAAAATATCAGAAAAGGAGATGTTGTTCAAATCATAAGATGTCCCAACAGTATTCTAAATGTGTACAAGGGTTATATAGGAGAAATTAAGGAATATTTTCAAGGACAAGGATATGCACCTGTTTTATTGTACGCAATAAATAATCAAACAATTGTAAAATTTCCATTGAATCATTTTATAAAATTATAAAGCGCTGTATTTGATACTTTTTGTTGTATTTACAACTTCTGTTAAGGATTTTGTAAAAAGCTTTAACTCATCCAACTTGATCTCCTTTTCAGAATCTTTCAATATATTGAATAATCTTTTATTTATTGAATAAAAACATTCATTCATACCTGGATGTTTACTCAATAAAATTAACGATATATTGCTTGAAAATCCATGTATCTTTCCATTAGATATATAAATGAACCAACATTCATTGCTTGATTTCAATTTTAACATTCTATTTGCTTCAGAAAAATATTCTAGTCCTCGTTTAATTACATCAAATTTCCGAAATTCTCCTTTCTTGGTAAGCACTTCTGTTATGTTTTCACATTTGTCAACTTCGTAATTTAGTTTAGTTATTAAATATACTTTTACACATTTTGTGATAACATCAATATCAAATGAACACGACAAATCAAAAATAAGATAAACATCTAGTACCTTCATTCTTTCCTATAAGTAAAAAAATATTGTTATAATGTATTTTCAGTTTTTCTTTTTGTTGCGATACTATAATGGACTACACGTCGTTATCTGGATTAAGTACTAAACATTGGGGAAAACCAGCGTGGTACTTTCTTTTTTCATCTATTATGGGAGCATACCCTCCACAATTTGATCCTCGTAATAAAAATCACTTAGAAACAAAGAAACATTTCAAAAATATGTTTACTAGTCTAGGCTATACTATGCCATGTGTATACTGTAGAAATTCATATAAAGAATTTACAAAAGAACTCCCTATTGAAAAATTCATGTCCGGTCGCGTTGAACTCATGAAATGGCTTTATCTCGTTAAAGATAAAGTCAACAAAAAATTAATCGGACAAGAGAAACATTGTTATGACACTGATAAGAAAAAACTTAAACATTTATATCATTCCGGCAAGATCACTGAAGAAGATTACTACAACCAAGTCAAAACTTTGAAAAAGAACACATTTGTCACTATACCATCTCCACCTTTTGAAGAAGTGCTTCAACAATATGAAAGTATTCGCGCAACATGCTCTGATAAATCTAAAACTTGTTCTATTAAAAAGTAGTTAATTTTACTTCATTGAAATTATTTAAATTGCCCCTATTTCCAACATGCGTCTCCCAGATCCAGCAGGCGCCTCGAAACTAGAATTTAAGAAAGGAGAGATTGTTTCTTTGGGGATTGGTGGAGCAGATCTAAGATCGTGGTATGGAATTTTATTAGACTGCATAACTGTATTTATACCAATGTGATGTCCACTTACAATGAAGTTTTGCTCTTTAAGTAAATTGGAAACAGGATTTTGTTGTGCAAATTCATTTGCATCGTCATATTGTGGCAAAAGATCATTTGGCTTCAAGTCAGATGATTTTGCTTCAACTGGAGCCTGAACTACCATCGGTGTTTCTGGCTGAGCCATTTCAACATTTTCTAAAGATTCTTTCTTAACATAAGTCATGAACAAATAAATACCTAAAAGTACAATGAGTATTTTGAATAAATCATTGTTTTTAATCATTTTCATTATATCTGCCATTTTTTTTAGTATACTATAACAAAATAAATTTATTTTAATAAAAATGATTTTTATTTTGATGGCTTAAAGATAATAGCTTTGTAACCTTTTAGCTTGTGAGCAATGGATTCAGACGGTTATTCTGAAGGGTCCTTCAGTAGTAGTAACAACGAAATTGACAAATTTCTCCATGATTCATTAGACAATATAATGGATATGTATGATGATTTCAAGTGTAGATTTGCTTATAATCCATATTTTCTAGGTCATCTTAGAGGCACCGATTTAACAGATTTTTTCATAGACGTGCTATTTGCACAAGAAGATACGGAAAATATATTAACTAAAAAAGATTATACTTTGTTTTACACGTTTCATGAAGAATACCAAAACGAACTAAATACATCATTTGCTATTGTTGATAACTTTCTGTCAAAGTATAAGTATAGTCTATCTCCTTCTTCATGGGCTGTCTTTTGTTTACAATTCTCTATTATAAATTCAAAATCACTTTAATGCGTTTATGCCCATCAAAAATACATCACATAAATCATCTTTTTTGGAATGTGTATCCAATAAGTTACACCAAGTGTCTCTTTGTTGATGATTAAATTGATTTTTAAGCATCCATTGTGTATATTGAATCGATAAATATTTTCTTTTTGCATATGAACTTTTAAGTTCACATGTTAATTGCGGCCCCTTGTATGCTTTTAGCTTTTTTGATGCGCTCACGAATCTTATTGGTACATCTGTATGTAAATATAACTCGACAAATTTGCCATATATAAGATGACTAATCAACTTCATTTTGTTGTTTACTTTAGGCTGTAACTCTATTAATATTTTTTCAACTTTGCTAAATACCTCTTTGTTATTGTTATATATCTCTGCTATTTTGACCAACACAATCTTTGTAATATCTTGAAGTAAGTAGTCCTTCACGTTTTTGACTTTGATTTTGTTCCTTAAACTTGCTGTTTGATCTTTTGGAAAATGTGTTTTACATGTTGTAATTATAGATTTCTCTTTTGTATACTTCAAACAAGCTTTCTTATTACATACATTTCCATTTTTTAATTGTGATTGACACAATGCTGGTTGTTCATCGTCTAATGTGTTATACACATTCCATAGTAAAATACTGTATGTGTCAAGTTGCTTGCTATTTGTACATTCCATAATGCACATAGCAAGATTCTTTAAACCTACATCAATAGTTAGTACTGTCATAATCTTAGATTTTACATTAAATTAAAAACAAAAAGCAAACGGTCGTATTTCAAAAATAATTTTCATATAAAGATTAATAAGCCAATGTTGATAAATGAATTTGAAAAGTTATCTTTAAAAAAATTTAAAATTAAAAGTATCATGTCAGATGCCACCATACTTTGCTTAGGAAAAAGGCGCACAGGGAAAAGTTTATTGAAAGGAGAAAACGTGCTTATGTTCGACGGAAATATCAAAAAAGTACAGGACATTCAATTAGGCGAACTTGTAATGGGGGATGACTCTACTCCTAGAACTGTTTTGGAAACTCATTCTGGAATCGATAAAATGTACAAAATAACCAATCGTAAAGGAGAAAGTTATACTGTAAATAGTCATCATATTATATCATTGATATATACAGGGAAGAAAAACTTAAGAGAACGTCCTGAACGTCAAAGCTATCAAGTTTTATGGTTTAATAAATACAAATACAAATTAGATTACAAAACGTTTTCGTACAAAGACACTAACAAGGAAGAAGCTTACAAAGAGGCTAAATGTTTTTTAGATACTCTTATTGATGATAGAAAAGTTGACATTCCTATTAAAGACTATTTGAAGTTGTCCAAGAAATATCGTGAGAATTTATTGGGATATCAAGTCCCAATACAATTTCCTGAAAAACAAGTACCAATAGATCCATATATGATTGGTTATTGGTTAGGAGATGGGACATCATGTAATTCTAATATTACAACTCAAGACTCTACTGTTTTATATTACTTTGCAAAACAACTTCCAAAATACAATTTATTTCTAGACATGGTTGATAGCAAAAGATATGGTTACAAAATATCATCTGGACATGGTCAAAAGGGCAATGTTTTTTTGCAAACCTTAAAGGATTTAAAACTCATTAACAATAAACACGTGCCGATGATCTATAAATGCAATTCTCGTGAAAATAGACTAAAGCTTCTTGCTGGATTCATAGATGCTGATGGTCATTTGGGCAAGCGAAATGATTTTGAAATCACACAATGCATGAAACACGAACAATTAATGGACGACATCATTTATTTAGCACGGAGTTTAGGATTTAGTGCAACTAAGCATATTAAGAAGACAAGTTGGACACACAATGGAGAAAAAAAGCGTGGAGAAGCATATAGAATTCACATTAACGGAAAAGGCATACACGAAATCCCAACATTGATACCACGTAAAAAAGCAAACCCAAGAAAAGAAAGAGTGGATGCATTGGTTAGTCAAATTGAAATAGAAGAAGTGGGACAAGGAGAATACTATGGTATCGAGTTGGACGGAAATAATAGATTTGTTTTAGGCAATTTTATAGTAACACACAATAGTTGGTTAGTAAGAGACATTTTCTTCCATCATCGCGATATACCTTCAGGAGTTATATTTTCTGGAACGGAGGAAGCATCTCCTTTTTTTGGAGACTTCATACCTGATTGCTTTATTCATGGCGAATATGACCCTGAGCTTATTGATTCAATTATGAATCGACAAAAGAAAAAAATTAGAGAAGCAAAAATGTCAGGAGAATCTGAAACCGGTAAACTTTCAAAAAATAATGTATTTATTGTGTTGGATGACATGTTACATGACGCACAAAACTGGAAAAAAGAAAAAACTATCAAAAATATTTTCTTCAATGGTCGACATTACAATTTCTTGTTTATTTTGACCATGCAATATCCTCTTGGCATTACTCCAGAACTACGTAGTAATATTGATTATGTATTTGTGTTTAACGAACCCAGTATCAAAAATAGAAAAAAAATATACGATGACTATGCTGGTATGATACCTAGTTTCGACCATTTTTGTAACATTTTGGACGCATGCACACAAAATCACGAATGTTTGGTGATTAAAACGTCGGGTAACAGTACGGATCTAAGAGATCAAATATTTTGGTATAAAGCGGAACCACATGCAAATTTTAGAGTTGGTCACCCTAAATTTTGGAATTATCATCAATCAAATTATAACTCTAATTACGAAAACGAAAACATTCAAGAAAACGTAGAAATGGATCAATTGAAACGAAAGTTTGCTAAAACACGCAAGTTAAAGGTTATAGTATCACGACAAGGCGATATTGTTGGTTACAAACAAGAATCCGAATGAGTTATTCGACTCTTTTCCCGTATTTTTCTAATACTCTGTTCAAATTATCTATGTACTTTTCAAGTTTTTTCTTATCATACAAACTACTTCCATACTTGTAGTCATCACTCATCCATGTTTTGATTTTATCAACATATTTTTGTAAAACACTATAGTCATATGAATCTAATTCGATTCCGAATTGTCTTGCAGACACAATATCATCTACTTTAATAACTTTGTAATCGTCCATTTTCCTGGTTACACTTTTAAAACTAAAAAAAAATTATTTTATTCAATTTTTTGACTGTAAGAATTCTTCAATTAGAAACTCTGGAAACTTTTTCTCTTTGAGTATATACACCATCATATCTCTATATTTAATCAAAATTTTTGTCATATCAAACTCCCAAACTGTACCGCTTAAGAGATTTGTGATAATTATCCTTTTAACATCATTTTGTGTTTTTTGATTTAACTTTTTCAATAGATATCCGTATAGTACAGATTGAAATATCCATGTTTTTACTTTTGCTGAATCACTGCAAGATATACACTTTAGTTCATGTAAGATTGCAGTTTTATCGTCTTTTTTCTCTAAAACTATGTCACTAATTCCCATTATACCATAGGTGTAGTCTTTTTTCTTATTATCTTGATTCAATACCTCTGGGTTAATTTGCAATAAAATTTCTGGGTCTTTTACTTTTTTCAATACATTAATCTCTTTTTGAAAATTGATTTCATACTCTGTTCTCTTATTCAACAAGTATTTGTGACAATAATCGCTTACATTAGAGTGCAAAGTATTTATACATCTATTAAAACTATTAATATACATCATCACAGACACCATTTTATAATGTCCAGATAAAGCACTATAAAACAAAGCAAGGTTCCAAAATACAGATGTAGGTACTTGTGTATTAGGCACTTCAGAAAAATACGTTTTTATAAGGTTCGTGATTTGTATTTTTTGAAAACTTATATCGAGTATATAACATGGTTCTTTGATGTTTGCTAAAGCTTCTCTTAATATTTTCAGATGTTTAGTTTTTTGCTTGATTATTTCAAATTCTTTATACCAACGTGAGGTATTTTTTATAAAACTGTTTATTTTTGTATCAAATACTAAGTTTAATAATCCTTGATTGTTACTAAAATAATATTTTGCTCCATCACTATTGTAATTTACTAAAAATTTGTTGTCATAATACAGATTTTTTGTATATACACGCATATATCTTTGTACCAAAAGCTCACACATTGTCCCCAACACTGCTCTTTCTACTATATTCATTGTACTTCTAATAAACAATCTTTTACCAAACTTCTTTTTAGTCATGACTTCTTCACTCATCAACATAAATGCATTAGAAATACAATCACTTATATGATATTCTTGCACAATGTCTTCTTTAATAGCCAATATACTTTTACTTGGAGTACTAACAATTTCTTTTGTGTATTTGTCCTTTATAAAATTGAAACGCTCGAATTGTGAAAATCCACTTAACAATTCCTTGTAAAATTCTGGTGCATCGGCAAATGTTTCCTCATTCCAACTACAATAAGCCAGTTTGTTCGAAATAATCTCTTCAAGTTGATCGTTAATATACCTTGACGGAATACTATTCACACCTACGAACAGATATTTTTCACTTCTTGTCAAAGCTACATTCATAACTGATTGACTGATAAGCTCTTCTGTTTTGAACAACCATTCCACCATTGGTATGCTTTTTTCAGACATACCAAGCAATATTACTACTTTTTGTCCTTTGCCTTTTATACCATGAATTGAGATAAATTTTGTTTTTTTTTGTCCTACTGACCAATCTATTGTTTTTCGTCCTTCGTGATTTTTTGTTTTGTAGTGAATAACATGTTCATAATTTTCACAGTTGAATCTTTTTTTGTAATATGTATTTAATGCAACTAGTAATTTCTCAAAAACTGCATTACTATTTGTCTTGTTCATAACTACAACAATATCATCAGGTGTAATAGATGAATCTTTCGTAAGAACATGCTCAATAATATAAATAACTCTTTTGCATAAATCTGATCTTTCATATTCTTTATGAACTGAATGATGCTGAAAAAGTACAGGCTTGTCAACCATATTGTCATTTGATGTATTCATTGGAGCTATACAATATTTTTTTTGATATGGCCCCATAACTTTGTTTACAAAGTCAATTTGTCCTTTTGGACAGCGATAACAAGTAGAAAGCTCAAAATACTTGCATTTAAGGTTTGATTTCAAGTAATTCATACTATAACTCTCACCCATAATACTTTGCACAAACACTGTCTGCAATGTATCACCCACAAACACACCTTCCAAATTTGGTAAGACGTTAAAAATCTCTGTTGTCAGTACAATACGAATTTTATCAAAATCTTGTACTTCATCTATAAGTAAAACATCAATTGGCTCTTCATTTTTCATATACAACCCATTTTCTTTAATTTTATCGACATTTTGAGTTAATATTCTTACTTTTTGATTAAACGCTTCTCCTTCAAATGGTACGTCACATTTACGTAGTTGTTTGTCAATAAAACTGTCATAATTGGACACGGAACAATATTTATCCGTTTCATCAAATTTGCTTATAAAGTGACTTGCTGTCTGTACAAAATCTAGTTTGTAATCCCTTTCCATTCGTTTTGTAATTTCATCAGTTACAGAACTAATTTTTGTTAAAAAAATGACATTTTTTCCTTGATTTAAGTAATGAATCCCACATTTAATCAAAGTATCAGTCTTTCGACCTCCAGCACAACCATTGACTATCTTAATTCTTGCTTTGTCTGTGACAATTTTTTTTTGTTCTTCTGATACAAACAACATTTATAACAAATTAAGTATTTCTGCAAAATTATTCAATTATTTAATTTTTATGCTATATAATAATGGAGTTTACAAAAGTGAACTTTGAAAACACAGAAATAGTTGTACCTGTTCTTGACAAATACGATAAGACTTCAAATATTTACTTGGAAGAAATTCAATTTGTCTTTTTTTTTGATAAATTGTTATATTCTATGTCTTCTCAATACAATGCAGCGTTTGTATGTTTAAACAATAACATATATGAAAGACAGCGTCAAAAAATGAACATACCAACTGTTTTAGAAAATTTTCTGCACGTTGATCTTGCATCTTTTACAGCAAAAATAGCTATAGAGTCTGTTGAGTACATTAACAAAAATTGCACAAACAAAGCATTGATTTTCTTACCTATTAAACTTGGATTCTTGACAGTTCAAAAAAACTATAATAACACTTTTGATATAAATGAAATGATAAATTTTAGTATGAAAAATATAGAAATTTTTAATGAATTCGACAAAGCAGATTATCATGAATATCATTCAAATTTACTTATTATAGATAATGTTAATAAACGTATTGAATATTTTGAACCTCACGGCCTAATTTCTGATCATTTATCAGCAAAACTTGTTAATCTACAAAGTATTATCTTTAGTATAATAAAAGACTTATTTCCTTTCACAAAAACATTTGATTTCAGGAATGCGTCAACCACTTGTTTGTATGGTGTACAAAATTTGCAAGGTTCGGTTGATAAAATAGCAGGACATTGTCTTGCTTGGAGCTTGTTTTTCTTGTGGATCAGACTTATAAATTTTACCATCAAAATACAAACAACAGAATCTATTTCTGAATTTTTACATCGGTTTTTGACAAAAAACTATAAACCCTTAGAACTAGATACTATGATTAAACGATACATTACATTTATCAATCAACTTCCTGCTACTTCCAAATCATTATACGCAAAAAATTACCATATTGATATGACAAGTTACATTGATATAATTGATAAAATAAATATTGAAGATAGATGTGCCACTTTGGCTACTATTTATTTTGAAAAATTACTCTCTTACTCCTTCAAAGATATTGGACAACTTTTTGAAGAACTGTCATCTTATAGACGATTGCCTTCATTTCACACAATAATGAATCAATCTTTGAATAAAGTGCTAGAAGAAAATAACAAAGAAGTCAATTTAGATCCAAATTTTATATCACCTTTTTTTACTCAATAATATTGTTCTCTTTTAGATAATTATATGTTCTACTTCCAATTTTTACTCTTCTTTTCGTAAGTGGATTAATTATCCACTGCACTTGTTCTATTTCAGCTCTACACATTGGACATATTTTACCATTCTTCTCAATATGTTGTTGTAAACACTCTTCATGAAATTTATGACCACATTTCAACACTTTATATTTAATTACGTTTTCTTCTGTGTCAAAACAGACAGCACAATTATATTCTTTATTCATAAATTCTCTGAAATCTAAACTATCATCATCTTCTGCAACTTTTTCTTTATAATCTATATAATTGTATGTATATTGTAATGTTTGTATAACTTTTTCATAATTGATTACATAATTATCAATTTCGAAACATCTTGTATTATAATATCCTTGTGGATACATATTTTCTAATATATATAACATCTCAAAAATTTCATCAATGTTCATCAACATATAATTCTGAATATATTGCTTAAACAACGGTATTGTTTCAAATTGAACATATCTTATTAAACAGGTATACCAACTTTGATACAATACAAATACTGTATATGACGGATCATCCCTTCCTCCTGGTTCATATGTATATGGATTATTGTCCAAAAAAGATTGAAAAGCTAGCAAAATAGTTTCTATACCCATACTAGAAGTCCATTTTTCAAATTTATCTTCACCCCATGTATTTAATATCGTAGAACAACATTTGCCATTTTCATACATATTCGGATGTATTCTCACACTATCATGATTTATAAACTTCACATCAGGAGGTGAATGAGGATAATTGTCTGGAATTGTTATATCTAATCTTATAAACTTGTGTCTATACGCACTGTCATACGGCGCCTTGATTATAGCATGTACTACTGATACATTCGAATCATCAAAATACACTAAATAATTATTCTCTAACAAATGATTTTGTTCTTGTTCAATATACAGATTTCTAATCTCTCTTAACAATCTTTTATTCATTACTTATTATTACCTATTATTTATCATTCATTTTCATTTTCTTAATATTCTTTTTAAATCTCCATTTTTGTACATTGAAAACAACTTTTCTTTAATTATCTTTTCTTCTTCTTTTGCTGTTTTTGGTTTGGGTCTTTCTTCTTTTTCAATTCTAGGATCCCTTATAAAAATAATATTATCCTTTAATTGTACAGACCACGATAATTTCATACTTGTATTTGCCAATACAATGTAATCAGGGTACTCGACTTTAGTTAACATTCCTCCAGTTCTAAATTGTTTAGTTTTACTATTGATATATCTTACATATGTTCTAAAGATTGGCATTTTTTTTAGTACTTTTTTTTGATCCATTGATTTTAATGGAATAAATCCCTTCAATTTGTCCTTTATATCATCAATTGTCATATTATCTTGTATAGATCCATTTTGAGGTTTCACATAATCACTGTTCACAATAGATTGAAACAATTGTCTTCCTTCTTCTGTTTCTGTAAAATCCGTATCCACTAAATAACTGTCGCTTTCAGAATCACTTTCTGAATAAGCTGTTGTTGTAGTTGTTCCCTTCTTTTCAACAATTAACTTTCTTCTCATTACTACTTCTTATTATTTTACATTAAAATTTTTTTCATTTTATACTCATTATTTTAATATATTGTTATTATAATGAACAATATTCATAGACTTTTTAATTACATATATTACAGTTTTTTTGCAAATGAAACCCTAATACTACCTCATTTATGGATAGGGAATTATTCAACTGCTCATGATAAATTATTCATGATGAAAAACAAAATAACTGTTGTCGTCAACTGCACTCCTGATATTCCATTCATTACAGACACTATTGGGACTGGGACTGGGACTACTACAGCAGAAACTAACGACTTTTTGACATTGCCATCAATTTCTAACATTCGTATTCCTGTTTATGATTCTCATCTTGAAAAAGACTTTTTACTTATGGAACAATATTTAAAACTTGTTATACCTATTCTTATACAATCATTTTTAAAACAGGAAAATATTCTAGTACATTGTTTTGCTGGAAAACAAAGAAGTGGTATCGTTATAGCATCTCTACTATATAGTCTTGCAATTCATCCTGATACTTCTAGTCTTATATCAAAATACATTCCTAAGCTAACACAATGTAAATCAAATAAAGAAAAAGCAAATTGCATTTTCGATTATATTGTATCAAAGCGCCCACAAACCTTTAATTATGGATTCCGCGCAAATTTTATAAAATCGTTTAATCGTTTATATGGAATCAAATAGAATTATTTTATTGTCTAATTATAATGGATTTTACAAAAGGTGTAAGAAAAAATAATCTTGTTCTTTTCACAGAAACTTTCGCTCAACAATACCTTGCTGAAGACAACGATGATTATTTTTACTCGGATAGAATGGATTTATTCAATACGCGATATCTTTCTAAAGGAATAGAAGGAAAAATTTATCTTTCTACATTCAAAAATAATACCCAATTCAATAAAGAATTTGTTATAAAAGAAATAAATTTATTGAACATTAAAGAATCAAAAGAAATATCTAAATTTGTACTCAAAGCTACACCACACATATTGTATAATTTAGTTTTAACAAATAAAGCGTTCAACAAGCCATCTCTTACCGAAATAATAACTCACACGCTCACAAATCAGTTAATTTTACAAAATATATGTCCGAATTACGCAATGAATTACTACTGGGATTATGAGAACAAAACAGTTAATATTTACAACGAATATGTTAATTACGGAAATTTTGACACTTGGGCAAAAGCCAATCACACTATTGACGAATGGAACAACGCTCTTTTCCAAATAATGGTTGGCCTACTTGCAATGAAAAGATATTTTGGAATGCTTCACACAGATTTTCATACTAAAAATATTTTAGTTCAAAAAGTTCAAGCTGGTGGGTATTGGGTGTATATTATTGACGGATTTAAGTACCATTTACCAAACTTAGGATATGTATTTCTTATCAACGATTTTGGATTTTCATGGATTAAAAATAAACTTTTTATTAAATGGCATGAGCGCCAAACACTCCAATATATAACTAAAGCAGGTATGCATTTTTATGATATATCTATATTTATTAAGCAACTCCTTTCAACCAAAAAATATAATTTACCAGTGTCTTTTAAAGAGTTTTTGAAAACTTCATTCTACAAAGAAGAAATCTCTTATACCTTATCACACAATTATTATAAAAAATGGTTAAATCATAAACAAGAAAAGTATAAGTCTATTACAAAGGATTACAATGGCGTTAATACGACATTAGCTCAAAAGGTATATTCTCTTTTCTATTCTCAATATAAAATTAAAAATACAAGTCTTGATAAGATTGAAGCTTACTCACTTGACAAAGCATTTGACAAATCAAAATTACCAATTAATTTTAAGCAATTCATTAAATAAAATTCCAAGTCTCACATTCTGTACAATTTTGTTTTTTACATGGTGGTATAGTTTTGTTCCATTTTTGTATAATTTCTTCTAAAACAAATCCAATTTTGTGTGTAAAAATTGATTCTTTCATATCTAAAACACCTTTAGTATCATACTCGCATACATTTCCTATATGACATTTTGTTTCCATAATATATCCACCTAGATAACACCAACTTGTTACACCATTACATTTTCCTGTAAATATAATATCCGCATTATGACCAAAATGATATATGTTCTTTTCTTGTTCTTTTGTGTAATTTATTCCCGCGCTTTCAATATAATGACGTTCACCTGGAGATTCAAACGTAACAACAACTTTATTATATATTAGCCCCATCATAGTCGCTAACATACCACCTAATGAATGTCCTGTAAATATGATATTGTCTTGCATATTTATATATTTACTTGCAATTACCATAGTATCCTTTACCAAGTTATAGTAATTTAAAGAATAATTAGTACTATTTCGATAACATTCTTTATAACATGTTCTCCCTTTTTCTTGCTTATCTAAACATTCATTTTTAAATATACTGCTCTCTTTATAATAACAACATGAATAAAACAAGTTGTCATTAAATTTATCATTGTACACGCTTGACTTTATATTAACACTTGTTTCCCAATAAATACTTGTACCCTTAAATGCTATTACATGCTGTGTGTTTTCGATGTTAGAAAAAATATATGCGTTTACTTCATCATGATCTTTGCTGACATCTATAGTATTATTTAATTCAACATCAATCCATTTTGTACTATTTTGCAAAAAATATACATCATAAGAAATTTTTGCTAATGTCTCTATTGCATCATAATTTACTTCACCAAACTTGATGTTAAAATTTGATAAAGTCATCATTAGTGGCATCAATACTGAACCATTTCTTACTAAATATTTTAATCCAAACATTGTCAAATTATTTATAAAAATTTGACAATTAAATTATATTATTTGAACTAAACTAGTCTAAAAAAACGCTTTCTCAAAGGAACTTCAGTTACAATTTCGAAGTCTTCCGTAGTTGTTGCAGTTTCCGTCGTCGTTGTACTTTCTGTCGTCGTTGTACTTTCTGTCGTCGTTGTACTTTCTGTCGTCGTTGTACTTTCTGTCGTCGTTGTACTTTCTGTCGTCGTTGTACTTTCTGTCGTCGTTGTACTTTCTGTCGTCGTTTCTGTTGGACATGGATATTCACATGTATCTGGTTCCTCAGTTGGACATGGTTCTTCAATTGTTACTTCTCTTGTCTGGGATGGGACAGGCTCTTCAGTTGGACATGGTTCTTCAATTGTTACTTCTCTTGTCTCTGGTGGGACAGGCTCTTCAGTTGGACATGGTTCTTCAATTGTTACTTCTCTTGTCTCTGGTGGGACAGGCTCTTCAGTTGGACATGGCTCTTCAGTTGGACATGGCTCTTCAGTCGGACATGGCTCTGTAGTATCTGTTGGTGGAATAATGATATCTCTTGTTCTTGTTGGGCATTCTTCAGTAATTGTAAAAGTATCTGTTGTTGTAACTGTGTCTGTAACTGTAAAAGTATCCGTTGTTGTAACTGTGTCTGTAACTGTAAAATTGATTGCTCGTGTGACAGGTGGCAGTTGCGTTGTTTCTACAATAGTTTCAGTACAGGTTTCGGTTACTGTAGCAGTTGTCATAACAGGTACTACAACTGTCCGAACACTTTCAGATTTTTCACACATTTGTGGTGAACATTGCCATAATCTGTTTACTTCACATTGACTATTCTTAAAATGCATTGTAAACTCTGAATCCGCTTCACAAATATACTCTTCATTTATATTACATGAAAATGTCTTATTAGTTTGATCATATGTACATTCTTCATATTTTGGAATGTTCATTGTGAAAGACCGAGCAATTAAAACAGCAGCAAATGCTAGTAAAGATTTCATTTTTATACATATTTTTTCTTTAATTTTAAATTCGATTAAATTATAAAAACTATTTGAATATTTTTATAAATGAAGAAAATATTTATGATTGTAACTGAAGACACAAACTTATCAAACATATCACAAAAAGAATGTTATGCTATTGTTAAGTCAGTGTCACAGACATTTTTTAAAACTTTACTAAACATCAAATCAAACAATCCTAACTTTCATGTGTTATGGGACATAACGAGTACATTTTTATACAATGTTGGGATATTTCAAACGATAAAGTCTGCAATAAACTATGGAGTAGATGGATTTTTTATTTCAGCAATCGAAATTGAACACATTTTAGAAGTAAACAAATTAATCAATTGTCTAACAAGACTTCCGAAACCATATAACTTAAATTGGGATGTATACGTTTGCAACCAAAATCAAGAACACATTATAAATAAATCTGGAGTTATTCATTGTAACACAACAGCCATTAATATCTCTCTTTCAATAGAATTATATTAGTATACCTATGAATAAAATTTTCTTTTCCATATGCATTTTTTAAATTATGAACAAACTCAAAAGAATTCCCACCATCATATGTTACTCTCCATCCTTCTGCGGCTGCTTTCAGTATAAAGAAGTATTTAATTAAAAATCCAATGATTACTTTTCTATACATTTCTATTAATATCTATTATAAAAAATACAAATTTTAAGCGAATATACGCATTTTCTCGTTTAAAACCCTCAAAAATATTACTTATACTTAAAAACAACCTATTAGTGCACTATAAATGTTATGAGAAAGAAAAAAGACAAACATGAGGAACCTTCATTTTCTAAAAACAATAAGAGACCTAATAAATCCAAGAGTCAGCATTCAATTCTACAAAAACACGAAGAAAGAATGAAAGAATTTAAACGCAAAGAAGAAAAGTTAGCAAACTTGAATAATAAAATTAGGATTATCAACCGAAAAATAAAAACTTTATCAGGAAATGATCTAGAAAAGACACAACAAGATTTATCAGAGCTTATGCAAACAAAGTTAAAACTGGAATCAGATGAAAATGAAATAGAGTACCTTTTGAATTCATCACGTATTATACTCGAATATGCAGATCTCGAAGAACAAGAAAAAATCCTATTAAATAACCCTCATAATTCACAAGATGAATTTAACACTCTTGCTTTAAAAAAAGCAAATTTAGTTCACGAATATAGGACGCAATTTGAACCAAATTATAGTAACTTCAAAGCCAGCTTTATACCTAATACTATGTATTGTAATGCATGCAATGTGTTTTTAACATGCAGTGAAGGATTTTTGGTATGTCAATCTTGTGGCATGTGTTATGATTATCTAGAAAATAGCAACGAAATGTCGTATAAAGAAATGCAAGATTATGATTATCGTCCACAGTTCACTTACGAAAAATTGAGTCACCTTGAAGATTGGCTTCGACGTTTCCAGTCTAAAGAGAACAGGACGATTCCACAGATGATTTTAGACAAAGTTATTTTAGAAGCTAAAAAAGAGCGAATGACCGACTTAAATATGCTTACAGAAGAGAAAGTCAAACGGTATCTTAAAAAATTGTCTTTGAACGAGTACTACGACAATGTAATCGGCATTATCAATAGAATTAATGGCCGTCCACCTTTCACATTAACATCAGAAATCGAAGGCAAAATCAAGCACATGTTTCAACAAATTCAACAACCTTTTGAAAAATACAAACCACCATCTCGACGTAACTTTCTAAGCTATAGCTATTGTCTCCACAAATTCTTTCAAATCCTCGGCCTTCATGAATTTGCTAAATACTTCCCTTTGCTTAAAAGCGCAGATAAACTACGTCAACAAGACGATATTTTTAAGAAAATTGTAGCTGAAATGGCTCAAAAAGATACAAGTATCAATTGGGTCTTCTATCCAAGTATTTAATAAGGGCTGAAACCGATACGGATTGAGAATTTTATACATTATTTAATCTTTTTATCAATAATTGGACAAAAAGATATTTAAAGATAATTAATTTATTGTATGTATAGAAAAATGAATCAAATTGTGCCAAAAACTGTCAATTTCAAGGAATTAGTAGAAAACAGCAATACAACACTTTCTTTGAATGTCCAGAGCAAATTAGTCGAGCTTTTGAATCGAGAATTCACAGAAGAGCAACAACAATGGTACATTGCCAATCTATATGTATATATGCACTACCACCCTACAAACGACTATCCTATCAACTTGGAAAATGTATACGATATGATTGGATTCACACATAAAAAAAATGCAAAGAGAACACTTGAAAACAATTTTACAAATGGGGAGGACTATAAAGTTTTGCTTCTCCCTAGGGAGCAGCAAAAAAATCGTAGTCCAATACATGATGATAACAGAGGCGGACACAATAAAGAAACAACGATGTTAAACGTTGACACATTCAAGAACTTGTGTATGATGGCAAAAACAGATAAAGGAAAAGAAATACGCAAGTACTATGTTAAATTAGAGAATATATACAACCAACTTATCAAAGAAGAAATCGAGCAACAATCAAAACTTCTGGAGCAAACACAACAACAATTAAAAAAGGAGCAATCACACAAGAACCAAATTTTGCGAAGAAAGTATTACGACATGAAACCGGGTGACGTCATCTATTTGTATCAAGACAATGAAGAAAGCAATGATTCTTTGTTAAAAATTGGTAAAAGTAAAAACATCTCAGAAAGAGAAAAAACATATTCAAATATGTCCAAAAAAGGGACAATGGTATACGTCAAAAGATGTCTAAATTGCGATTTAACAGAATCTTTGTTGCATCATTTGTTGGATAAATATAGAGTAAATAGCATGCAAGAATGGTTTAAACTTCCATCTATTGAGTTTGGTAAACAAATTATTAGTGCTGTCATTGACTTGATAGATTCACAACTTGCATCAATTGAAGTTTTTATACCTAAATTACATGATTTCATGAATATTTTTGAAGTTCAAGTTACTGAAACTTTGCCACAAGAAAATAACGATACTACTGAAAGTGTCAAAGTTAATCCAAAAGATTTTGATAAATTTATAGAAGATTGTTGTGACGTGTCACCTGATTATAAACAACCTAAAGGTGATCTAAAACAAGCCCATCGAGTATGGAGTCAATGTTGCACAAAAGATGTGATTCAAGCATTAGATAAATACCTTAAAGATAAATTTTCAGGTGGTATCGTTATTGAAAATGATATTAAAAGAAATGTATATAAAGGAGTTAAATTAAAACAACTTAATTTTACTCCAGAAAATCTTAGTGACAATGACTTTGAACAATTCATTTTAGAGAAATGCAATGTAAATTGGGCTTATAGAATTAGTTATACAGACTTTTTCAGTCATTTTGTCGAATGGAAAAAAAATATTGATACTGACTTTACATTAACATACAAACGCAAGCAAGAAATTCAAAAGTACTTGGAAAGAGTATTTGTTGGTGGAAGAGTTTACCTATCAGATTCTAAATCAAGAACTCACTTGTTTGGTGTATGGGGTCTTGGAATGAGTTTTAATAATTTTGGGCTCAAAATTCCTCAACGAACTAATAAACAAGTTTGTCAATTTGATGCAAACACTAATGAACTAATGAATACTTGGGATTCATTGTCTGTAGCCAGCCGAGAACTAGGGGTGCCTTTAAGCAGTATGTCTAATTATTGCCGCTTTAACAACATTGTCTCAGGATTTATTTACAAGTATAATAACCTAGAATAACTGTTTGCGGCATAATACGCATTTATAAGATTGTGAAACGTCTTGATAATTGTTCCAACACATTACATGCACAGAATTGTTGCACCCTTTTTTACAACATAACGTAAACTCGTTATTATAGTCTATTTTATCTAAACATATAGGACAAATATCATTATTTCCATATAAAATACCTTCAGGATATGTCCAATGAGAATATCCATACAATGAATAGTAATTTTTTAAATATGTATCTATATCTTCGTTCATCCAAGTTGCAGGATTTTCTTTATTAAATTGTTTAATACCTAACCAATAAATATGTTTGCAATACATTTTTCTTCTTTGAAAATCAGGACAATCACATGCAATTTTCAATTTGTCTTTGCATGGTTTAATACTGATACAATAATGCTTTTTTGTTGCACTGTATATTAAAAATTGCGTAACATGCGCGAATTCAATTATCACACCTTCTAAATATATATTTTCAGACAAACTCTTAACTTTTCTTTTATACTCTGAAAGATACTCATTCATCGTTTAATTGTTCTCACAATTTAATTCTTTAAATTTGACTTATTTATAATATTGTCTATATCTTCTAAAGTTTTATCAAGTTTATATCTAATGTTTGCAATCTCGTCATTATAGCGACGAATTTCTTCTTCTAGAAGCAGCTGATGCTTAATAATTTCATTTTCATAAAAAAGAACATCTAATTTTTTTTGTGTACTTGTATTTAATTCGCTTATCTTTTTTACTTGCATCTCCATTTGCTTATTCATATTACTTAGTAAATTTACTGATTCCAGAAGCTTTCTATACTGCATTTTTTGATCTTGTTTAATTGCTTCAATCATATCTTGTAATGTTAATAAGGTGTTATTATTAGTGTCTTTGGGAGTCTTTGATATATGGTCACTTAGAATTTCTAAGTTACTAACTAAATCTGTCTTATACCCATGTAGTATATCTGTAAAACAATTCAAAGAAGCATCTATATTGGCAAATTTGTCATTCCAATCTTTTTCTAACTGTGTCATTTTATCTTCAACATAATTCTTTAACTCACGACAAAAAACAGATTCTCTCTTCTTACAGTCACAGCACCCAAATAATGTATCTGATTCAATGCGATTTAACAAAATGTCTATCTTATTCTCTACCTTTTCAATCTTGTTTATTAAACTTATTTTGTTAAACATTAGTTATTATTCATATAGTGTATTTTTATTTTTGTGGTTTTACGAATCGCGTTAACAATGACCAAATAATATGTTTCTACCTTGTAATAACAATGAATACAATTGATTACCTATTTGAGGATCCTCCCATCACAAATCAAACATTTGCTCTTGTAAGTATTGTAGGCCCTCATATGCCTCAAAAGTGTGACACATGGGCACTGAAGATTCGCGGTGTTGCTAATACGCTTGAAGATGCAAAGTCAATGTGCCAAAGACTAATGAAGATAGATAAAAATTACGATATCTACACTGTTGATGTTGGAAAATTTTTCCCATTAAATGTTGAACCACATGATATTCAAGATATAGAGTACTCTAACACTGAACTTAATCAATTAATTAAGAGTTATCTGGAAAATAGGCAAACAGCAAACGATCAATGGCATGCGCGTAAAAACGAAATGATTCAGAAAGCTGTAGAAGAAGGCAAAAATCAGCAAGAATTACTAAAAAAACCAGAACATCCTATTTCGGTTTTAAATAGAATAAAAACATATGAAGAAAAAATCAAATCTCTTCATGCTGATCTAGAAAGTACAAACAATGATCTTCGATTGGCAAAAGAAAAGTTTGCAGGCATGTCTCAAGAAGAAAAAGATTCTGCTTTAAATGAAGTAATGGAACAAGGTACAGAATCACCCCAATCGATCGACCAAATAAGGTCTCAACTTATTACAGAGCTTAAAGACGACAGTGCCCAAAGCATTGGGACTGGGACTGGGACTGAAGATAAATTGGAAAACACATTAGACAAAATTAAAAATCTTGAGAAACAACAAACCGAAGTCACATCGGTAAGAAACACAGTTAATCCAGAAACTTCACCGTATATATATTCAAAACTAACACAAGAATTAGAAGAAATAGATTCTAGAATAAACAAGCTAAAGGTAACTTTACAAAATACTGACCTTGTGAATGAATATATTAATACAAATTATCCTAATCCACAATACCAATTACTATAAGTTTTCAAATAATGTTTTTAAATCATTTGAAAAACTAACTTAGTTTTAAATTTTGTATACTGTCTTTATGAACTATCATTTCATTTGTTTTGTAATCATTTAGTTCTATAAAAATATTATTCCATTCTTTATCTGAAACTTTGTTATAACTTCTTCTATACAAAACACATTCTATAATATGTCTATCATATTCATCACTGGAATATGTTGTATATACAACATTGTCAAGATTGAATGTCACTTTTTTGCACGTCATCGTCATTTCTACTATTAAAAGAAAATTGTTTTCAGTTTTTGTTTTTTCCGTAAATAGAATACGGGTTTTGATTCAATTGTTTGTTAACAATGTCAACGTCAAATCTGTCAGATAACTTTGGTAATTGTTCGTCTAATTTTACTTTGGTTTTATATCCAATTAATTCCTTTGATGGAATCACTTGCTGCTGATTTATATTTATTTTTTCTCTATCATCATTTCTTTCCTTTATCAACATGTTAGGAGTCGCTTTTATATCGCCATGTGCAAGCTTGCCTGCCGATATTTGAAAGTTTTGAGGACCTGAAGGTCTCGCACCTAAAATAGTTGCTTCTTTTCCTGTAGGTGGGGCATCATAATTGTTTACAACATATCCTAAACCAGTATTCTTATCAGCAATCCCTTTATAATTCGTCATTATTGTTGATTCTTTATGAGTTGTTTTTGCTGATACATTACTTATGCCCATATCAAATGCGGTTTTAATGCCCTTATTAAAAGTAGTTTTTACATTCCCTGTATTGTCAAAGTTTAATGTTGTTTCTTTTGTTGTTGTTTTAGCCATATCATCATATCTTTTTCGCGTGCCTGCTTCTATTTTGGTTGCACTTAACAAATGTGTTTTCTCACTTGTTGATGCTCTCTCAGTTTCATAAGACGTAATTGCAGATTTTCCATAGTCTGTACTGGATTTAGCACCTGAAACATTTCTTAGATAATCATTGTCAAAATTATTTCGTTTTGGTTGTTGAAAATATGTATCTTTTTCATTTTCAGTATTTGCCATTCTTTGTTTATTTTGAAGAACTTCTGTTGCTGAAACATTTCCATAGTACTCTAAATTATAATTTGTTCTACTTGTGTTCTTAAAATTGGTTTCGTAATCTTCAGAAGTTTTAGGTGCAAGATACTCACCTGGTGTCTTAAACAAATGATCAGTCGTTTTTTCATAAAATGTATCTGGCCTATATTTTTCAAATTTAGATTGAACTCCTCGCACACTTCCTAATTGCCCTGCTTTCACACGACCTTCATACGTTTCTTTCAGTTTATTTCCTACTCTTAGTTCATTTACATCTTTGAATGATGGTCTAATTTGATTTTCATACGTCCCTGCAATTGGAGCTGCTATTTTCTTGTCTTCTAAAACTTTTTCATTTTGTCTATACAATGATGGAATGTATCTATCCGTATTTACAGAATTTGTAAAGATCGGAGTCCCATATATATTTTCTGGCATTTCTTGAAACATAGATTCCACTTCTTTCTTGTTTTGGAACAATGCTGTACTTCCTGTATGTCTATCAAGTATAGGTTCGTTTGTAAATTTTTCTATATTTTGTCTAACATTGCTTCCAAAAAATGGAGTCATATTTGTGTGTGTTTTATCTATTGGAAGCCCTGTTAATAAACTTATTTCTTTATTAATATCTTGCTCAATTTCATAAACAGATTCTAGGTTTCTTTCTTCACTAAATTTTGTACCTTTATTGAACATTGGTCTTTGATTTATATCAAATTTCGGTTGAGGATTAGTAACATCAACTATTTTATTCACTCTACTTACTTCTTTTGCATCAGCCCCAATCTCAATTGCATTTGCCGATTTGTTCCCAACAACACCATATGTGTTAAATAAAGGTGGCAATACTCCAGTTAGGGCAGGATTTTCAGCATCCTTATAGTTTTTAAGAGAGCGTTGCAACATTTCTGAATTTACTTCCTCATATTTGTTGGAATTGTATATATTTTTACTATTTGGTTTTTTACGTTGTTCATCCCATAAATGTGCTTGTCTAGGTGTTTTACCTTCTCTGCTAAAAAAATATCCTGCTAATGTTGTCAATCCAATAATCGGTAATGTCAAATCGGCCAT